GTACCAGAAAGATCAGACCAATGGTCATGGGTGTCGAAGTTTGGGGTGGCGCTGTTGGTAATCATCGCCACCTTGAAAGTGTCCGAGCCCGTGTTCACGGCCAACTGTGTGGCATCCAAGATGTCCACGAAGGTTGGCAGGAACATGCCCGATGCCGTGACTGCCATTACCGGTCACCTCCCGAGACGACCTTGATGTCAACCGACTCGGGAACAATCTGCGCGTCTACGCGGCCGTCCCAATGTTCGGTCTGAACACCGCCCACCTTACCGTCTGAATCACGACGGACAGGTTTGCGGTTTGATGAGCCTCGCTTCGTGAGAACCCCAACAGATGAATACTTGCCCATCAGCGTTTCTTCCCCGGCTTACGCCGCTTCTTTGGTTTCACGACGTAAGCCATAAATCCTTTTGGCGGTACTGGCGAGGGTCGGCTCCGCTGCACACCGACCCCCGCCGTACCTATGTCAGTCGGTGCTAGTTAGCCCCGATAGTGGAGGTTGTTTCGATCCTGCGGATCGAAGCCTCACGGAAGCGGCCATAGCCGCACATGGCGTACCAGCCAACAGGCTGGAAACGGCGCAGGCTGTCGGTCACAGGACCGACTACGACCGACGGGTTCTGCCCGTACACGGTCGAGAAGGCGTGAGCCATAGCCTGCTGGCCGATGATGACGCTGCCATAAGCGTCGTTGGTGGTTGATCCACCGTCCGCAACCAACAGGGCGCGGGGGGTTTCGATCATCGTGACGCCTTCAAACGTCCCGATGACACCCTTCCGTACCAAGTCGGCATCCTGCCGGATGGCGAATGAACGCAGGTCGGCCACGCCAGTCTGGCTAATGAAGTCATAAGCCACATCTGGATGACAGAACCCGACGTAGTAGCCGTCGCCAAAGGTAGGAACAGCAGCGGTGCGAAGCGCCGCAACTTCCTCCCTGACAGCCGCCGAGGTGAAGTTGTTGCTGGTAAGCAACGCTCCACGAGACGACTGCCCGACGTAGGTCACGTTTGATCCTGCGTACAGCAGGTCAGCCACGACCTGATCCAGAGAATCCGCGGCGTTGTAACCAACGATCGCGGCTGCATCTGAATCCACGTTGAAGAACGACTGTCCGCGAAGTGCGGCAGTCGTGACCACGGCGTTGCCATATTCGGACAGGTTCACCGTAACGGTGCTGTCCGACAGCGCAACTGCCGTGACATCGCTGGTCTCGGTCAGGGCCGAAGTGGCCTGCGCGAGATCAGCGTAGATGGTGAAAGTCACCCCTGAGCCCCGGTGCGACTGCCTGGTTGCACGGACGGACGCATAGTCCGCGTGCAAAGGCTGCGACCGGAACGCGAAGTAAGCCAGTTGCTCAAAGGCAACCTGGTCACTCGCTACGGATGACTTCTGGGTGTAAGCCATAAGTCAATCACTCCTGGTTTAGAGAGAGAAGCGATCAGTTCTGGACGTTGAACGAGTACCCCTGGGATTCCATAAGCCTCTGGAGTTCCTCCGGGGAAGATGTCCCCTGGATCTGACTGTTCAGATCCGGTGGAGTAACCGGTCGGCTCTGAGCCCCAGCATTAGCGATCCGTTCCTGAGCCATGAGTTCCTGCTGCAACGTCTGGGTTTCCTGAGGAATCTCAGGTTGGCCCTGCTGCGGCGGAACACCCGGAGTCGCCGGCCCTGAGTCGGAGATAAACCCCGCCTCGACAGCCGCTACCCGGATTGACTCCGCTTCCATCTCGCCGTCGTATCCACGAATGAAATACTGCTGGCGCGAATCAGTGGGGTCAATGCCCGCATCTCGGAAAGTGGTATCCCGCAGGTATCCAGAAACCTGGGCTTCCAGTTCGGCCACTCTGGCCTCTGCTGTTTCTGCCCTATCTTCCAGAACCCGACGGAAGTTCCGCTTCGGTTCGCCGTTGGCGTCTAGTTCAACAGCCTCGGAGTTCGCTTCGTCAGCCATTTATGTTCTCTCCCTTTGGTTCTCACCGACCCAGGAGGAGAGCCGGCGGCCAGATAGTGATAGCACTCACGGGCAGCAGTGTCCGCGGCCAACAACATCTGCCGCTAACCATAGCATGTGGTTACTAAGCGGGACCCAATCCGACCACTCCGCTACCTGTCATAGCGGGACCGCCGGACTGTCGGAAGGCAGCCAAGCGTGTCTGCCTCCGTGTCTCTATGCGGCGTGCCGCCTCAGGATCGGTACCGAACTTCGCGCCCACCAGTTCTGCCCGAGTGATGTCATCACTCTCCGACGCAGTTTCGTAAGCCAACGTAGACGGCGCTATCTCCGCGAACCCTGCACGAGCCACTGATTCAGTAACCCCGGCGGCGCGTAGCGTCGTCGCGGTTTCTTGGGACAGCGGGCCGAATCCGGTCTCAGCGGCAGCGCCGCCAATCCGGGCAGCACCCAACATCTCCCGCTCTTCGAATACTGTCGTCGCTCTCTCGGGGTCCAGGAAATAGGCAGTCAGATCCGAAGCGTCTATCCCATGCCAGGATAGAAGCAGATCCTTAGTCGCCTGGTTGGTAGCAAGCACAGCGTCGGTTGCTACACCGAGCCGGCTTGTGACTTCTGAAACGGAAACATCCCCGGCGATCCAATCGCCGAAGTCATCTGGTGAATCGAAATACTCTGGGGCCATCCCATACGAACGAAGCGCCTTCGCGTAACCCTCCTCCAGGTCCACATACTGGGCCTCCGTTATCGCCCGGCCCTGGTCGGCCAACGCTTGCATCCCTGGGAACCTGGCCGTGTAGGCGGGTGCCTGCCGGACAGCGGCCCATACCGCATCCAGGTTGTTGGTGGCCTGCCATCTGCCGATCAGGTTCAACTCGGGGTCGTCGAGCAACGCTTCCAAGCCGTAGCCTCGTAACGCATCCGCAACAATCTCGCGGGCAGTCCGAGGATCGTCGAAGGTGTCGTCTAGGTCTAGCGGGTCCGCTTCCAGGATCTCCGTTGTGCCGTCGGAATAGGTGACGGTGGTCGTGCCGTCAGCGTTCTCGACCCGGCTGACAACGGTTCTCTCCACGTTGTCTTGTCCAACAGGAGGACCGCCAGTGAACGGATCATAAGTTGATGAGGTGCCACCTGCCCGTGTTACCTGATTCCACAACTGCCAGGCGGTCCAACCACCATAGTCCACACCCTCTTCGTAACGGGTTGCTGCCAACCATTCCTCAAAGGTTTCACCAACAGCGGGTACTCCTGCTGGCTCAGGCACAGCAGGCGTACCTTCATCTTCCGTACCCTGGATACGCCACTGGCGGGTAGCAGAGTAATACTCGGCGTCAGCGTTCCACGGGATCATCGTCCCTACTGGTAAACCAGACGTACCGGGGTCTTGTAGAACTAATCCTTCACCCGGTACATCTACCCACACCGCACCAGTAGCCATCAGCCGACACTCCCGAACTTCCGACCAATGAAGTCAGCAAGTTTCCGCGCTGAGGTCTTGGCATTATTCGTGTATTGCCAATCGTCGAGACCACGGACATACTCGCCCGTCTCCCACAACGTCATTGGACGATGGTCATTCTCGGAACCGATGTGGTCGATGATCGGCTGGAACCTTTGATCGTTCACAAAGTCAACGCTCGTAGCGGGTATCTCCAGGAGTTGTCCTATCTGCTGGGCGTAAGGATCGAAGATTTGCTTCACCGTGTACCCGCGGTCGATGTGCGTAGCCAGCGACGGGAACTGCCCCTTCGCCAGGTTCGCAAAGTACGCATCAAGCCCCGCCTCTGTTTCGTCCCCAAGGTACAACTTGCGGGCGAACTCCTCGATCTGGCTTGCGCTATGCGGCACGAAATACTTATCGACAAGCCCGCCGACTAGCCGCATCTTCCCACCGATTTCTCCACCCTCGGCTTCTCCCATCGCCCAGGATGCTTCGGCCAGGATCTTCCTGTTCATGTCGTCGGCCGTCCACGACTCAACGATCGAGTTGCGTGCCATCTCAGCGAGCCGAGCCGGGTCAACGGTGATGTCGAGTTGGTCTGCGATCTTGAGGATCGCAGCCGCCTGCGCGTCTTTCATCGCGGTGGCTTGGGCTGGCTGCCATGACTCCATGAACTGGAACCGGATGTCCGCGTTCTCTGTGTCGATCCACCAGTCCGTCAGGTAAATCGCGTCCATGAACCGCTGTTCGTCCCAGCCTTCTGCTGCGGCCAGTCGAATCAGTGGTCCGAGTTCCGGGTGGTTGAGGAAGTCGGCCATGAAACCGAACTCCTCCACCGGGTCCCAAGTCAACTCGGGGCCGCCTACCTCTAGGTCTGGTTCGTAATGCTCAGCGGTTACCGACGAAACAATCCGTGCGACTTCATCGTGCATCTCGTCCGTGAAGTTGAGGAACAACCCCTCGGACCACCTCTTAGCGGTGTCGTAGTCGATGTATGTGCTTCCGCCGTACGTCCCCACGACCTGGAGGAACTCTTCCCAATGGCCGATAGCCCGCTCTGCCGTCGGGTCAATACTTGGCGCAGGCACCCAGAACGTAAACATGTCATCCGACGTTTCGCCGAAGAACAACGGGTGGTCGAGAAGAGCGTTGAAGATCGCAGCCCCCGACGGGGAATCGCCGTCGAACACCAGCCCCGGTGGATCGCCGTCCCCGGTCGGATCGCCGTCCCCGGTCGGATCGCCGTCCCCGGTCGGATCGCCGTCCCCGGTCGGCAAATCAGAGATCCCGAACTCGGACTCAGCATCCCGCCACTTCGCCAACTCCTCGATGCCGTGTTCCGCCACATACGCCACAGCGTTCTGATACACCGCTTCGAACTCTTCGCCCGACAACTCGGCAAGAGCAGGGAACCAGTCCAATAAAATCTGCCGGAAATCCAGGCCGCCATCATCAGCCGGCACCCCCGGAACATCACCAGGCAAACCCAGGTAAGGCTCAACCCCAGACGCATATGAGTCCATCAACCCCTCGTACGAGTACCCGGTGCGGGTACCGAACTGCGGGTTCGTGGTGTTGATCGAACCCCACACCTGGAGTTCCATAAGGATCGTGTCGTCGGCAAGCACCTCGTCAAGATTCGTGCCTGCGCGCAGCGCCGCCACCAACGTCGGGTAGTGGCCCTCTGGTTTCCACGAAGGCTTAGCGAGAAGCGTGAGAAGAGTTGCTTCTACACCACGCTCCCAAGTGCCGTATTCCTGGACAGGGTTCCCGTTGTTCTGATCCGGGTTCCCGTCGATCGGCCTGTCGCCGGCCTCTTCGGCCCCGCCAAGATTCCAAGTCGTAGCGAACGGGTTGAACCCCGAGCCGTTACTGGAAACGCCCCCAGCGGTGGTGTTCTCCTTCGCCATCCAGGCCAACAGGAAATGAATACTGCCGGGGTTTTCAGGGGCACCAAGGCCGTTGAGAATATCTTTAGCGAACCGGAGCCTGTCCTCGTAGGACATC